AGCACTATCAAGTGCTTGTTGACCACCAGCGGCTTTAATTACTGGGTTAGTTAAAGAGTTAAAACCTTTAAAAGTAGACGACATTGATATTGATACTCCTATGCAAAACGTTATTAATAAACGTGATGGCATTAGAGAAAAAATTAAGAATACACAAAATGGTATTGTTACTAAAGAAGCAGACGGCGCTGAAATAACTGCTGTTGATGAAAACATTAAAGTTAAACTTGCTTCTAGTATTCCTATGCTTGATATGCGTATTATGGAAAATAATTTGGAATCGCTACTTAGAAGTAGTATATCTTTAAAAAGTTTTACTTCAAAAATAGGTTCTTTGCCTGTTGCTGCTGACGCTTTTGAACGTGCATTTTCTGCAGCGGTTCTTATTCGTCCTGGTTATATTCCTAAGAACTCTATGTTTGAACCTTTTGTTCGTATTCTTGGTCGTATGCACGATGCTACTTTGCCACAAATTTATGGTAAAGAAAAGTTTAATGCAAGAGTAATTGATTCTGATGCCTCTGGCGCTACAAGTAAAAGTGTTTTTGATTTAGTATTAGAACAAAATCCTAATCTTAATAAAAGATACTTTTACGCAATGAAACCTAACAATGTAGCCCTTGTTAGAACTGATTTCCTTGATAAATTTAAAGAATATGATAGAACTTTACCAAATCAAAAAACATATAAAAGTGAAGAAAAAATTGATAGTATTGTTAAAGACCTTAAAGAAGGAAAAGGTTTTACTGACCCTGTATTTTTAGATTATACTGTTGATGATGCTGGTAATTTAAGATTAAAATTAGGTGAAGGTAATCATCGTTTAGCAGCAGCAAAACAAGCAGGTGTTGAATATGTTCCTGTTCAACTTGTTCGCACAGATACCACTCCTGCTGCAGAACAATTTAAAATATTAGGTAAATCTCCAATACAAAGAGATGAAACCGGTTATCTTCTAGGTGGAGTTGACCCACAAGATTTACTTCCTGAAAATGTTGTTCTTAGAGAACAACTAATTGATAATCCAGTTTATTCTTACAAACAACTTGACATTATGGGTGAAGATGTAATCGGTGGTGGTGCATTACGCCAAGAAATAGACCCATCATTAACATTAGCAAACGTAACACAACCAGGTATTTACGAAAGAACATCACGTAAATCTTTTACAACAACACCTGTTAACCCAAACTTTACAACTGTTAACCCTAGACTTATTAAAAAGTATTGGGGTGAATATTCACAACAAATACAGGTTATGAAAAATGACCCTATTATTGGCCGTGTTATGTCAGGTCTATCAGATGCTGACATTGTTAAATATATGGTACGTGACTTAGAGCAACGTGGAAGTTTTAGTGATTTTTACCGTCTTGCTAGTGAAAAAGCAATGTCAAAGAAAAATAAAACACCAGACCTTTCAACTGCTGGTGCATACGAATTATTAAACCAATCAAAAACTGTTATTAATGATTTAATCCCTGATAAGGCTATTCAAAAGAAAATCATTGACGATAGAGAAATTTTTAAAGCAAAAAAAGCAGAAGAACTTCTTAAAGGTCAAGATGTTCCAACACTTGATATAGATTTAGATTATTTACCAGGTATGGATTCATTCTTTTCTAGTGTAGCAAACCTTTATCAAAAAGGTGTTAACAAAGGTTTTAGGGCAATTGCTAAACCTGAATCTGCATTATTTCGTAATCCTTATGGAAGATATTATGGTAATCAAGCCGTTAAACTTATGGTTGAGAATGCTCAACGTAACGGTATTGAAATTACATCAGATATGTGGCAAAATCAAATAAGACCTATTGCCCAAGAATATGCTTTGAAACAAGTTGAAGAAACATTTTATGCAATTAGACGTATGAACAATGTTCAATACTATTCACGTTTCCTTCTTGGTTTTCCTAACGCAATGTTTAACTCAACTAAGTTTTGGGTTAAAGCAGGGTTTGCTAATCCTTATAACTTTGCCCTTCTTGAGCAAATACGTACTTCTCCTTGGGCTGTGGGTATGGTTATTGATGAAGATGGCAATAAGATTTCTTATGAAGAAGCCGATGCAGAGAACAAAAGTTCTTATTTAGTTTTACCATTCTTCAATAAACCTGGTGCTCAAGCATTTGTTTACAAAATGAATACTAGCCAGTTAAACTTTTTAACTAACGGACCTTCACCTAATTGGGCAGGTCAAGTTTCTTTAAACACAGCAGTTCAAAAGTTTCCAAATCTTGAAACCAAGATTAAAGGTGTTGTTGGTGAAAAACTTTATAACCAATTAATATTTGGTGGTGTACCACGTGGCATAATTCCTGCTGCTAATGACAATGAAGGCGCTAGTACAACAAAAGCACTTACATCAGCAGTTTCAAATGTTGTTGAACAAGTATTTATTGCTGGTTCTTTAAAATCTGCTATTGAATTTTTTGGTTTTGGTTTACAAGTTGCATTTAATAAAGACAAAGTTGTATTTCGTAAAGATGCTGTGGCAACAACTCTTTGGTCAATGCACAACGCTAGACGTATGCAATGGGAACTTAATAACCCTGATGGTCCAGAACCAGATATTAATGAATCTATTGATTTAACTTTAGAACTTATGTTCTCAAGACTTCTTCGTAAAATATTTAGTCCTTTTGGTATTACTGACCAACCAACATCAATTATTTACCGTGATGAATTTGACCGTATGGAATTAAATTATGTTAACAACCCACAGTTGTTAGCAGATAGACCAGGTGTTGCACCTTATCAAGCAGCACTTCAAGATTATGTTATGATGTACGGTGAAGAAGCGGTTCGTAATCTTATTACTGGTACTAAATATAAAACAAGTATTGCACCTGAACAGGTTGCTGTAGGTAGATTGAAGTCTTATGATTGGCTTCAAGATTGGGCTGGTCAAAACCCTGAGATACGTGTACCTGTTGTTGGTATGGTTTTAAACCCTGTTGTTCCTGGTGATTATTCTCCTGCTGCTAGTGCTAATCTTAAAATTAGTACCATTGGTGGTGTACCAATATTTGAGGGTAATAAAACTTTTGTTGAACGTGAAGCAGATGCTAAAATTGAAGATGGTTGGCGTGAGTATGACCGTATCACTAAAGAACGTGACTCATATCTTGCTGGTCGTCCAAGTAAATCTTTAACTGCTAATTCCAATGCTGATGTTCGCGCTTGGTATCGCGACCAAATTTATAACAAAGTTGATGGTTTGTCTGTTCGTAATCCTCAATGGGTTGAAACTTTTGGTAACACTTCAGATACTTTTACTGAGGGTTTAAGTCTTATTAATGTTGCTTTAGGTAATGAAAAGTTTATTAATGATATTAGTAAGAGTGCCCCTGAGAAATCTTTGTGGGATACTGTTCAGGTTTGGCGTGATGGTCGTGATTCTATTTTTGAAGAATGGAATTTGCTTCCTGCTAATAGTCCTAGACGTAAACAAATTCGTTTACAGTATGAGGCGTTTATTTTTGATTTAGCGCAAAGTAACACTTATTTTGCTGATTTTGCTAATAGGTACCTTGTCGGGGACCCTATGGCTGACATTAAAGAAATACTTGGAGAATAATGGCTATTAGAAAAGACCTTAAACCAGGTTTACCTGAACCTAGAGTAACTGGTTCCACTGGACCTGTTGGTGGTGGTGCTAAACCTAATCCAAACCAATATAATGTTGGTGATGGTGGTGGTGCTAAACCTAATCCAAACCAATATAATGTTGGTGATGGTGGTGTTTATGGTACAAAACTTGACCCAATGGCAGAAGTTACTATTGGTGGTAAAAAGTTTTCTGGTACAGAAGCAGCCAACTATTTAATCCAATTAAAATACACTGGCCAAATCGCTGAATACAATCGTATCTCTGGTTTACTTAACGCAGCATATGGTAAAAATGGTAACAGTCAAAGTAATTTTGAATCCGCTATTGCTAAAGCACAACGTGCAAAAGTTGACTTTGATGTTATTCTTGCTACTGATGCTTTAAATAATCCTGATGTTGCTGCTAGTGCACAATCATTAGCAAACATTATTCGTAGTGTTCAACGCACCGCAACCAAATATGGTATTAGTTTATCTGATACTGAAGCCAAAAATCTTGCTGCACAATCTATTAAACAAGGTTGGGATGCTGCAACTCTTAACGAAGAGGTTGCACGTAAAGGCCGTGTTGAAGGTGTAACTGGTGAGTCTGCTAAAGCCATTGATGATTTACGTGAATATGCTAACGCTTATGGTATTAAATATAATGATGAATGGTATGCTAACGCAACTAAGGCTGTTCTTGAAGGTCGTCAAAGTTTAGATACTTTTCAAAACACTATTCGTGATGTTGCTAAATCTCGTTACGGTGGTTTTGCTTCACAAATTGATGCAGGTTTGACAACTAAGCAGGCTGCTTCTCCTTACATTCAATCTATGGCTTCTATTCTTGAACTTGACCCTAATGCTGTTAACCTTGATGACCCTACTATTTCTAAGGCTTTGACTGGTGTTAATGAACAAGGTGCACCTACTGTTATGCCGTTGTGGCAATTTGAACGTGATTTGAAAAAAGATACTCGTTGGCGTTATACAAAGAATGCTCAAGATGAACTTCTTGGTACCGGTATGCAAGTTTTGAAAGACTTAGGATTTGAGGCGTAAATGGCAACTGCTCAAGAGATTCGTGATGCTGCACGTGCTAAAGCAGGTCTTGCTCAAGCACAAGCCAATGCTGCTAAAACTGCTGCTGATAATAAAGCCAGAGCCGATAAGGCTGCTAGAGATAAGGCTGCTGCTGCTAAAACTAAAGCAGAACTTGCTGCACAGTCTGCTAAAGATAAAGCCACTGCTGATGCCGCTGCTGCTGCTGAGGCTGAAAGACTTCGTAACAGATTAGTTATTGATGATACTGAAAACCGTTTAGACTCTATTGCATACTTGCAAGATTTGTTTGCACAATACGGTCTTGGTTCTTTGGCTAACACTATTGTTGACTTAAAACAACAGGGTTTAACTGACCGTGTTGTTTCCATTAAACTTAAAGAAACCCCAGAATTTAAACAACGTTTTGTTGGTAACGAGAACCGCCGTAAGGCCGGTTTACAACCTTTAACACCTGCTGAGTATCTTTCTGCTGAAGCATCATACAAAAAAGTTATGCGTGATTCGCAACTACCTTCAGGTTTCTATGACCAACCTGACGATTTTGCTACATTTCTTGGTAACGATGTTTCACCTTCAGAATTACAATCACGTGTTGAAATAGCAAACCAATCCATTCAAAACGCTGACCCGTTCTACACTGACTCTTTACGTAAACTTTACGGTTTACAATCAGGTGATATGTTGGCTTATGCCCTTGACCCTGAACGCGCATTGCCGTTTATTACACGTCAACAGAAGGCTGCACAGTTTGGTGCAGAAGCAGCACGTCAAGGATTACAAGTAACAACACCTATGGCTGAAACTTATACTGGTCAACTTGGTGTTACACAAGAACAAGCCCGTCAAGGTTTTGAACAAGTGGCACAAGTGTTACCTGTTGCTGAAAGACTTTCACAGATTACTGCTGGTGCTCAACCTGTTGGTATGGGAGAAGTAACAAGTGCAGTGTTTGGTGGAGCAGGTTCCGCTGCATACAAACAACAATTACAAAACCTTTCTGAACAAGAGAAATCAAGATTTGCTGGCCAAGCAGGCGTAGGTAAAAGTTCTTTATCACGCGGCACATCAGGCCAGTACTAAAACCTACTAGACGCACCGGCATCTAGAAGCGTAACCGAAGCCCGGTAGTACAAGCCAACACAGATTCCCCTGTTTGTGTATGTGGTGTACGACAACTTAATGAAAGGGAGTGGCTGCAATGGCCAACCAATACGAATACGAAGACGAAACAGAAGAACAAGATAACGGCCCAGCCGAACTTCGCAAGGCATTAAAGAAAGCACAAAAAGAACGTGAAGCCATTGAGGCTGAACTATCCAAACTGCGTTCCGATATGCGTTCTCGTTCCGTTAAAGATGTATTGGCCGCAAAAGGTGTATCAGATAAATTAGCGAAACTTATTCCTAGTGATATTGACACACCAGAACAGATTGATGCTTGGCTTGCCGAATACAGTGATGTGTTTGGTATTAAACCAACTGAGCCTGTTCAACCGTCCGTAGATGAAGAAACCGTAAGAGATAATCAACGTATCAACAATGTGACTTCAACAGCACAGAACCCTTCAGGTGAGCAATCACAGCACCAAAAGGTTATGGCTGCGAAAAGCAAAGATGAACTTGACCAACTTCTTTTCGGTCAATCACTTGGGCGTTAACCGCAACTACTATCAACCTTGAAAGAGGTGAACAACAATGGCAAATGCATTTACCGATACAAGCACCTCGTCCCTCGGAACTTCCTTGGTACAGACTGCTTATGACCGTTATGTAGAATTTGCGCTTCGTGCAATGCCACTTATCCGCGATGTTGCTGATAAGCGTCCTGCACAACAAGCAATGCCAGGTTCATCTGTCGTATTCCAGTTATACACTGATTTATCGGCAGTAACCGGCACTTTAACTGAAACAACTGACCCAGATTCAGTTGCTTTAGGTAACACAAGCAACGTAACCGTAACTCTTAACGAATACGGTAACGCTGCAATCGCAACACGCAAGTTAGAACTGTTCTCATTGTCTGATGTTGACCCAGCAATTGCTGACATCATCGCATTCAATATGGCAGACTCTATTGACGGTTTTGCACAAACAACGCTACGTCAAGGCTCAAACGTTATTTACTCAGGTGGTGGGTCAACAACTACTGGTGTTACCGGTGGTTCAAATTCACAAATCACTTCAGCAAATGTTCGTAGAGCCATTGCTAAATTGCGTACCAACAAAGCAGTTCCCCGTATGGGCGAATTGTACTGGGTTGGTATACATCCTGAAGTTTCACACGACTTACGTGCTGAAACAGGCGCAGGCGGATGGCGCGAAGCACACGTTTACAACGAATCAGGTGCTGGCAATCTTTGGCCAGGCTCAATCGGTGTTTACGAAGGTGCAATGTTCGTAGAATCAC